TGGTATCACCACGGCCAAAATGGGCGCGGTCAAGACTGCGGCTCCCAGCCGCGACGGTCTGGCAGCCAAGGGCAAGACCAAAGGCACGATGGTCAAGATGTCCGGCAGCAAACCGCTGGGCATGAAAATGGGTGGTCGCACCTGCTGATAGGAGGCCGTCATGGCTAAGAAAGCATTGAAAAAAGCTGCCAACGTGCTTGGCGGCTTGGGCGCTGCGTACATGCTTGCTGATCAATTGGGTCCGAGGGTTAAGGCAGACCCCGTAGAGGCGGCAAGGGATGTGCTAGCGACGCATGAACGAGTACAGCGGGAACGTGTAGACAGGCCCCCCGCGCCAGAAGAACCTCCGCCTACGTCACGGGTGGTTTATAAAAAAGGCGGCGCAGTAAGCGCATCTCGTCGCGCAGATGGCATTGCCCAGCGTGGCAAAACTCGCGGGAAGATGTACTGACATGAGACCGAGTCGTGGCATGGGCGCCATCATGCCCTCCAAGATGCCCGGTGGGGTCAAAAAGCCCCGCCGTGACGACACCGACTTCACGCAGTACGCCGAGGGCGGCAAGGTCAACGCGGCGGGCAACTACACCAAGCCGGAGCTGCGCAAGCGCATCGTGAGCCAAGTCAAGGCGGCGGCAACGCACGGCACCGGGGCAGGCCAATGGTCGGCCAGAAAAAGCCAATTGGTAGCAAAAAAGTATAAAGCAGCAGGCGGTGGCTATCGTGACTGAGGCTGCAAAAACTTGTACAGATTGCGGCGAGACAAAGCCGTTATCCGCGTTTCGCAGTCGCGGCGGTCACATGGCGCACCTGTACAAGAGCCACTGCAACACCTGCCTTTATAAACGGCATAAAGACTGGGCAGAGAACAACCAACATAGGGTGGCTGAGTACCGAGAAAAAGACCCTTGGACGCTAGCAAAACGGTGTTCAAGGCGCGGTATTACACCCGAGCAGCTTGTAGATCGGTATGAGCGGCAAGAGGGTTGCTGTGCAATTTGTAAAACGCAGGTGACGTTGATAGACAGCGCAATTGATCACAACCACGATACCGGAGAATTTCGCGGTGTTTTGTGTAGGCAGTGCAATCGTGCGTTGGGAATGTTTAAAGACAGTCCAGCAGTCCTACGCAACGCCGTAGAATACCTTGAGGCTTTTGGGAGCTACGGTGATGGCACTTAAGCCCCCGCAGCAATCGCTCAAGGACTGGGGTGCGCAGAAGTGGCGCACCAAGTCTGGCAAACCGTCAAGCAAAACGGGGGAGCGGTACCTGCCTGAGAATGCGATCAAAGCGCTGTCACCCGCTGAGTATGCCGCGACGACCCGTGCCAAGCGGGCAGGCAAGAAGGCCGGGAAACAGTTTGTGAAGCAGCCGCCCAAAGTGGCGGCTAAGACGGCGAGGTACAGATAATGGCAGGCGGTGGCACCAATTCGTCGAACCCTCTGGGTCCGCAGCAGGGGCAGAGCACACCTCCGACTGGCGGGACAGGCCAGATGCCGAGCTTTGCCAACAACCCGTTTGGCCCGCCGCAAAATCAGGGTCCGGGTACCCAGAACCAGTTTGGTGGCGGGTTTGGTGGTGGGCAGCAACCCGCAATGTTGTCTGACATGCAGCAACCCGCAGTGTTGGGTGACATGCAGTATCGCCCTGATGGCCGTGGTGGTTCTGGCATGCCGTTTGGGCATTTGTTGCAGCGTGCGCTTGGCGGTGGGTTTGGCGGTCAGTTTGGCCAGCCAATGCAGAACCCCTTCCAGCCCCAGCAGCCTGCGTTCATGCAGAGCCCTGAGTACCAGGGGTATCAGACGCAGATGCAGGGACTTCAGCAGCAGATGAACGACTACATGCAGAAAGCCCCGATGTACCAGCAGTTGCAAGACCTGCAAGGCAAAATGCAGGGGTACCATGACAACTATGCTCGGCAACAACAGCAGCAGATGATGCAACGTCCGTCACCATTTCGCCGTGGGCAATTTCAGCAGCCAATGGGGTTGATGGGCCTGATGGGCGGCAGGGGCGGTATGGGAATGGCGTCGCCGGGGTCGTACGAGCAATATGCAAATACCAATAACCAGGCACTTGCACGCGCATCACAAGAAGTTAAACGCCCCACCATGTCTCGGGCAGACTTCGATGCGCGTAATATCATGTCAATGGGCATGCCGCAAGCCCGTGGGTTTGAGTCAAACTATATGGCATTCATGAAAAACGGCGGTAAGGTTTAACTATGGCCACCACCTCTGGCGCAGCAGGTTTCAACCTCGATCTGACCGAGATCGTTGAGGAGGCGTTTGAGCGCGTGGGCTCGGAGCTGCGTACGGGCTACGATCTCAAGACAGCCCGCCGTTCCATGAACCTGCTGTTTGCCGATTGGGCCAACCGTGGCGTCAACATGTGGACGTTTGAGCAGGGTACCATCCCGCTCGTCCAGGGCATCAACACCTACGCGCTGCCAAACGACACCGTGGACTTGCTCGATCATGTGATCCGCACGCAGCCCAACCAGCAGTCCAATCAGGCCGACCTGACTATCACGCGCATCAGCGTGTCCACCTACGCGACGATCCCAAACAAGCTGACGCAGGCACGACCAATCCAGCTCTGGGTGCAGCGGCTGGACGGGCAAGTCTCTCCCACGGGGTTCACATACCAGAGCGCGGACACGGGGGCCCAGACCCTGACGCTTTCGTCCACGGCCAACCTGCCCACGCTGGGTTTCCTCAACATCGGCACCGAGACGATCTACTACGGCTGGATCAACAGCAGTACGCAGCTTGGCGGCGTCTTCCGGGCCCAGAACGGCACGAGCCAGACAACCCCTGCGGTGGGCACGGCGGTGTACCTCAACAACACCCCGCGTATCACGGTCTGGCCAACGCCAGATCAAGGCACTGTGGGCAACCCCACGTACCAGTTTGTGTACTGGCGCATGCGCCGGGTGCAGGACGCCGGGGGCGGCGTTAACGTAATGGACGTGCCGTTCAGGTTCATCCCCTGCATGGTTGCAGGGCTGTCGTACTACATGGCGCTCAAAGTGCCCGGTGCGATGGACCGGCTGCCGATCCTCAAACAGCAGTATGACGAGGCGTGGGACTTGGCGTCGCAGGAAGACCACGAGAAGGCGGCTGTTCGGTTTGTGCCGCGCAGGCAGTACATTGCTGGGGCGTTCTAATGCCCAATCGTTTTTCGTCCGGCAAGTATGCAATTGCGCAGTGTGATAGGTGCAATTTCAGATTTAAGCTGCATGAATTGCGCATGGAGACAGTTAAAACAAAGCCATACCAAGTACGTGTTTGCCGAGCCTGTTTTGACCCCGACCACCCGCAGCTTCAGTTGGGCATGTACCCGGTGGAAGACCCGCAGGCGGTGCGCAACCCGAGGCCAGATATCACGTACAGGCTGGGCGGCAACAGTGGTCTGCAGATTTCAAACGTCAGCGGTACGGACCCGGACGAGGACGGCACGGCCACTGGCGGCAGTCGGATTTTTCAGTGGGGGTGGAACCCGGTGGGCGGATCAAGCTTCTTTGATGCGGCGCTGACACCAAACAACTTGGTTCTTACCGTGAATCTTGGTACAGTCACAGTTGCAACGACATAAGGAGTCGATCATGGATGCAAAGAAAGCCGTTCATAAGCATGAGAAAGCCATGCACCCCGGCAAGCCCCTGACCAAAATGCGAGCCGGCGGCAAGACCAACAGCGACATGCTCAAGTATGGTCGCAATATGGCCAAGGTCATGAACCAGCGCAGCCCCGGCCGCAAAGGAGGCTGAAATGGCCACGTATAAACAACCCCAAAAAGTAGCTAACGTTGTGGTGGGTGAAGAGCCTGCCAAGACGACCATGCGCAAGGCCAATGTGGCTGTGGCCAACACCCGCAGTCAAGACTACCCGCCGATGAAAACCAGCGGTATCAAAATCCGTGGCACGGGCTGCGCAACCAAGGGCGTCATGGCTAGGGGTCCGATGGCATGAACTACGCTGCCCTGTCTGCTGCAATTCAGGACTACACCCAGAACTACGAAACGGAGTTCGTGGCGAATATCCCTGTCTTCGTCAAACAGGCAGAGCAGCGCATCTACAACACGGTGCAGTTCCCGTCGCTGCGCAAGAACGTCACAGGCTCGACTTCGACGAACAACAAGTACTTGGCGTGTCCTGGCGACTTTTTGGCCGCTTACTCTATGGCGGTTGTGACGGGCGTTACGGGCGGCAACATCAATACCGGCTCGTACGAGTACTTGCTCAACAAGGATGTGAACTTCATCCGGCAGGCATACCCAACGCCAAATGACTCAGGGGTTCCCAAGTACTACGCGCTGTTTGGGCCGACGGTATCGGGCACGACGATCTCCGATGAGCTGTCTTTCATCCTTGGTCCGACCCCAGACGGCGTGTACTATGTTGAGCTGCACTACTATTACTTACCAGAATCAATCGTTACGGCGAGCACTTCTTGGCTGGGCGACAACTTCGATTCAGTTTTGCTCTACGGCTCTCTGGTCGAAGCGTACACGTTCTTAAAAGGCGAAGCCGATTTGATGGCTTTGTATGACGGTAAATACAAAGAAGCCCTCATGCTGGCCAAGCGTCTTGGTGATGGTCTTGAGCGCAGCGATGCATACCGCAGTGGTCAGGCGCGGGTTGCGCCTTTGCCGCAGAATAACGGGGTCCAGTGATGGCGTTCACTGGCAACTACTCCTGCAACACGCTGCGGTCTGGCCTTGCCAACGGCACGATCAACTTCGCCTCGGATACGTTCTATCTGGCGCTGTACACCAACTCCGCCACGCTGGATCAGACCACCACGGCATACACAACGATTGGTGAAGCCTCTGGTGGCAATTACGTTGCCGGGGGTCAGATTGTCACTGCGACGATTGCCAGTGAAGTAACTTCCACAGGCAGCACCACGTACGTCAACTTCTCGTCCCCTGCGTGGACGGGGAACATCACCGCTCGTGGCGCGTTGATCTACACTCCCGGCGACAACGGTGCGGTGTGTGTTCTTGACTTTGGCTCAGACAAAACGTCTGCCGTTTCTTTCACCGTACAGATGCCTGCCAACACCAGCACATCTGCTCTCATCCGACTTATTTAAGGAGCATCCCATGTCGAACGAAATCGTAAAATCTGTTGATACCATGAGCGCCGGTCTGGTGGCTGGCACCCGTTCTGGCGAAGAGATGGTGGCGCTGGGCCGCTTCAAAGTTCAGTGCTTTGACAAAGACGGCAACCTCAAGTGGGAAGATGAAAACCACAACCTCGTGGTAAACGTGGGCCTGCAATACATGTGCGGCACGGCCCTGACCAGCGTGACTCAGATCACGACTTGGTACATCGGCCTGTATGGAGCGGGT